AAGTCGTCGGCGGCCCCGAACACGCGCGAACGGGCGGCGATAAACGGAATGCGAGGGGGAAGGCCGCGCACGACAGCCGGGTCGCTGTCGGCCGTGTCAGGCACCAGCTCGGGGAAGTGCTCAAACGATCGGCTGCGAGCCCGCCAGCCAGGTCCGCCGCGCGTCATGACTTGCGATACCGACGAGATGACCTGCGGCCCGACTTCCGTGTCCGTATAGGTGATCGTCAGTTCGACGTAATCGACCTCGGCCGTGCTCGCTCCGCCCAGGTTATTGTTCTTGCAGGACCAGGCGATGCCGAAGTCCGTTGCGTTGATATCCGCATAGCCCGGAGAAAGTCCCCACAGGTCGCCCGCTCCCCCGTAGTTGACGTCGCCGGCGGACGTCGACAGCAAGACCGACAGCACCTTATCGTCGCCGCTGATTACTCCGCCGATCACGAGCCGAGAGTGCGCGTCCATCACGTATCCGACTACGTTGGCGCGGGCGGATAGTCGCGCCTCGATCCCGAGCACAGTGGCCGTCGTGGGCAAGGCAAAATTAAAGTTCGTCGCCAGCAGATAGTTCGACGCCGCGGACGCGCCCATTACGCAACTGGCGAAGCTGCCATCAATCGCCGTGATGCGCACCGCGTCGGACCACGCGACCGTGCCGACGGAGGCCTCGTTTGCGCCCGTGCCGCAGATATTTGGTCCCGCGTTCGCCATGTCGACGGCTCCTTATCCGGGGACGTCGCTGGGAACGGCGATCAGAATCGCACGCGGAGCCGCGTGCCATCGGCCAGCTTCGACGTTGGCCAGCTGCGCGTCGAGCGGGACGCACTCGGCGCACGTCAGGCAACGCGGGGCGTTGCAGCGTTGGCAGAACCCCAGCCGCTGCTCGCCGCGTAGGTGCGCGTCAAGCGTCGAGCGGTAGGGATGATGCGCGCCGCAATGGCAACACTGGACGAAGTCGATCTCGTCGACCTGTCCGCTGCCCGCGTCGTAGATCCTGGCTTGGCTGGCGATCTTGGGCACGGCCTATTCCTCGTAGCCAAAAGAAGCGTTGCACTCGCCCGCGAAGGACGCGTGTTTGACTTGCAAGCCGATACCGTTCGCGGCCGTGGCGGGGAGCTTGAGTCCGTAGCCCGGAGCGAACTCCTGCACGTACTTGTTCTTTTGGTGCAGGGGCGACGTGTTGAACGGAAACGCATTGGCCGTGTAGGTGGGCTCGACCGTGTGATTCTGTCCCGCCGACGCCAGCGAGGCCGGGTTGGCCGGATCGCGAGCCAGGGGAGTGACCGCCGTAGAAGTCCCGGCCGCCGTGAAGCGTTGCAACAACCACGACAGCACGTTGTCCGCCGGCGTGCCAACGACGCCCATCTCCAGCCGGATGATTTCCGGGCGGATCGTCGTCGCGCTCGCCAACCCGATCACCGTCACGTAACTCGCCGCGCAGTCCTGCGCCCCACCAAAATCGTACACGCGTCCCATTGAATCTCTCCCAGGTTTATTCCGACGCCTCGACCGGCGACATGGTCCAGCGCGTCACCAGTTCGACGCCGCCGGGGTAATTCTTTCCGCCGCCCACCAATCGGACGCGCGCATCGCATGACAACTCGCGCACGTTTTCGACCACAAACCGCACTCCCTCCAGCTCCAGCAAATCGTCGCCGTCTTTCACCACTTCCACCGGATCGACGCCGATCAAATCGCCATAATTCAGGACGGCGGTTCTGGCGCTCTCCCACGTGTCATGCCAACTCGTCAAGTCGCACTCAAACGATTCGCCCCGTTTTCCAAGTAGGCGATGGGAGACGCCCCGCGTCCCGGACCGTTCGAACCTTTGCACTCGCTCCACCAGGTGCGACGGCTGTCCGCCCGCCCAGAACTCAAACTCGTACTCGTCGACGCGATGCACGCCCATCAGGTTCCCGCCGCGGCGGCCTCCCGTCGGGCTGGTCCGACCGTGTCAGGTCGTGTACGTGGCGTTGCCGTCTTCGCCTCCAACGCTTCTGCGGCCCGCGCCATCTTGTCAGCGGCCGCGTCCATCTTGTCGGCGGCCTGCGTTGATTTGTCGGCGGTCGCGCCGAATATGCGCGCTAACAGGCCGAACGTCTCGTCGCCGCCGACCGCCTGCAGGCCGATCCGTGTTTTGTCGGCGACCTGTCCGCCAACCGCGGATCGCGCGCGATTGTCCAGCAGCAGCCCGCCGCCGGTAACTCCGAGCAGTGCGTCGGCGTAGTTGCCCTGGTAAATGTTTTTGGCAGCCCCGAACGTAGACAATCCGCCAAGTCGCTCGACGAATCCTTTCTGCGGCGCGGCCTCGACAGCCTGCTGCGCCCTTTGCACCGTGGCTTGGGTTTCCAGGGCCCCGGCGCCGCGATCGAGTCGCGACACCTCCAGCGACCCGGCGGCCTTTTCCGCCTCGACGGCCGCCATCACGCGACGATCCGCGCTGACGGTCTTTACGCCGCGGCCGAGCTGATCTTCCGCGACGCCCTGGCCGATGCTCGACGCCAATCCAGCGATCTTATCCCGATTCTGTCGGAGCACGCCGTAGGCCTCGACCGCCTCCCGCGATCCCAACGCTTTTTGCAGCTGGGCCGGACTCATGGCTCCGAGCGTCTCGTCGGCGGCAATGTCCGCCAGCGAGCGGCCCTGGAGCGATTCTTTGAGCGCGGAGTCCTTTTTAACGCGTCCGCGTTTGTCGCGCGTCGGCTCGCTGGTCGACAGCGCCATCAGCAACGCGTTGAGCCGCTGCCCGCCCTCGTCGGCCCCGCCCTTCGCGGTCGATAGGATCGACGTCGCCGCCAGCAACTCATCGACCTGAATGCCTTGCATCTTCGCCGAGACGCCGGCCTTTCCAGCGCCCTTAAGCAGTTCCTCGGCTTTCGCGGGACTGGAAGCGGAGGCCACCAGCGAACGATTGATGAGGTCTTGAAACGTCCCAGCCTGCTCGGCGCCGAATGATTCGCGAATTCCGGCCGCGGCGGCGATCATTTGTTCGGGGTTTTGCAGCAGCCCGGTCTTCTTGGCTTCGGCGAAAGTCTTGATTTCTTTGCCAGCACCGGCCGACTCCATGGAAAACACAAACCGATTCGCCTCCTCCAGCGACGACGTGACGCCCTCGGCCCGCAGCTGCTCCGCTTGCTTCGTCAGGGCTTTGTATTTCTCCGGGTCTCCCAAAGACAACTGGGCCAACGTACCACGGGATGGAGCGGCGGCTTTCAGGGACTGTCCAGCCTGGTCGGAGGCCTGCTTCATGTCGTTGAGCACGGATACGACCACCGCCCCCACGCCGAGCCAGGCCGCCTTCGCAGCGAGTCCCATTTCCTCAAACGCTCCGCCCGACCTCGCAGACGCGTTCGTCGCCTCTTGGGATAGTCGTTTCTGGGCGTCCTCGGATTCTTTCAGTTCGCGCTGATACGTGTCGTTGGCGCGCTTCGACAGCGTCTCCCATTCCGCTTCCTTCAAAGTCCCCCGGGCTACCGCGTCGTTCAATCGCTGCATTTCCTGATTGAGACGCTGAATGGGGGTGGCGTCGGTGCGCCGCACCTGGTCCGCCAGCTTCTTCCACTCGGCCGCTTCCCGCTCGAGCTCGAGTCGCGTCTTGTCGGCGGCTTTCGCCAAAGCCTCCTGCTGCCGGGCCGCTTCCTTGGCGGCGGCGACATCCGCCGCTTCCTTGGCCTGCGCCGCCACGGCGTCCTGGGACGCTTTCACCTGCTGCAGCTTGCGCACGTACTCGTCCGCCGCCGCCTGCGACGCCGCGTCGTGCGCCGATTGCGTGAGGGCGTTGGCTTTGAGTTTCTGGCTCAGGCGATCCAGCTCGGCATTGTATTCCTGCAGGGGCGTGAGCGCGGGGCCCGGCGCGGCTGCGGTCGGCATGCCATCTCCGCCAGTGGTCGACCGCGTAGCCGCCAGCCGTTCCTGTTCCTCGCGTGATTTCCGCAGCTCGGCCTGATACTTCAATTGGGACCGCGAGGCGTACGCGCCGTACTGCTCCTGCGTGATCAGCCCTTTTTCCAGGGCCTGATCGAGCCGCTGATACTCGGAGTTCAGTCGCTTGAGCGCGGCGTCGTCCAGCGACTTAACCGTCTCGGCGAAGGCCGCCAGCGAGGCGTCGAGCTTGAGTCCTTTTTGTCCAGCGGCGTCCAGCTCCTCGCCGGTCTTGCGCGCGGCCTGGGCGACCTTCACGAAAGACTGCCACAACGCGGCATCTTCCTTGCTGGTGAATCGCACCGAGATTTCGCCGTCGTCCGCCACGCATCACCAATCCAGGGAAATGGCTGTCAGGTCCGCCAAGGTCGGCCGGTATCGCGGAGCTAAGCCGCGGCGCCAGCTGCAGTAGGTAAGCCAGCGGGAAGAGCAGGCGCGCCCTCGCCCGCCGGCGGTTGTTTTTTTTCGCGCCGCGCCTCCGACCAGGCCAAAAACGTCGGCATGTCGATCAACGCGTCGAGGATCTCGGCGATCGCCACCTGGCGATCATCCAGCAGCCCCAGAGCGGCGACCTCGATCCGCGTCACGCGGTAGTTCGCAGCCAGCGCCTCGCACGCCATGTTGGCGGCATCTCCGAAGGCCACGGACGCCGTTCCCTGCTCCGATGCGACGGTGACAAAATCGAACCAACGCTGAGCGGCCGCCCAGAGTCGCGCGAAATCCGGCAATACTTCGCCCGAGGACCATTCCCCCGCCGCGTTCAGCCGCAGACGCGACGGCACCGCCCGCACGAATCCAGCGTCGTCCCAGCGCTGGGCGGCCGGGATCAGCCACTGGCAGCCGTCCGACAGCGTCACCCAATGCCCGGACGTTTGACGCTCGCGCGCCAGGTCCTCGGGCCGCGGCTTGGCGTCTTTGTGCCAGCCGATCCAGAGTCCAGCCGAGCCGGCAGGGTGCCACTCCTGCCGTTCCGGCCAATACCCGAGTCCGTCCGCGTCGCGAGCGCACACGACCCCGCCTTGACGTCCTGGCCCGTCGCCCGCTCGCCGACACGCGACCCCGTCCGGAAAGGCGTGGCCGATTCCCAGACGCTCCGCCTCGTCACGCCCCAGAGCCTCGCGGCCCTCGATAAAATACAACAGCTGTCGCATGCAGTGCCCAGTCCAATGAAGTTGTGCGCCGTCATTCCGTCGCCGCGACGTCCTCCTCGGAAGCAGCCGCGACATCCGCTTTTTGGTCGGCGAGCCAAGCTCTGATCTCCAGCAGCGCCGTCTCGACGTGCGAACCGACCGGCTCGACGCGATCGGAGTCGAGCAGGGCCTGCACCTGGACGTCGCTGATCGCGCCCACAATCGCCCGCGCCGCGCTCGGCGGAGTGACTGTCTTTTCGTAGAGCAGGCGAATTGCCAGCTCCCTCAAATCCTCCATGGCCATCGCTCGCCCCTTGCTTTCAATTGCTCGCCCGCCGCAGACTCGCCTATGCGATCGTCGTCGCCGTGGTGATCACGATCGGATTGTTCGCGCTGGCGTCCTTCGCGCACGTGATCATGATTTCGGTCTCGCTCACGCGCTGCATTTCCGCGCCGCCCGCCTTGCCGATCGCCGCGAGGCCGGCGGGAACGATCTTGATGTGACCGCTGGTGCCGTTGGCGGCGAAGTTGATGCCCGTCTGCGTGCGCTTCCGCAGGAAAATCTTGTCCGTGGCGTTGGCGGCGACGAGTCCGCCGATCGGAATCTTGGAGGACGAGAACCATACCGGATCGATTCCCTTGATCTTGATCTTCGGGGAATGCGTCCGCACTTCGACGTGCGTCGCGTCGATGTTCGAGGCCACGCCTTTGACCTGGATGTCGTTCCCGAAGTCGATCTCGAGCCCCGTGTATTCCGCAAAGCTGAGTCCACCAAGCGTGATCGGTCCCAACGTCCAGCGATTTGGCGTCTGCGTGATCGTCGGCAACGTCGCCGCGTCGCTGAGAATGACCGGATCGTTCGTCCCGCCATCGCCCAGCACGTGCAGCTCGAAAGTCAGCTTGGCGTCCCCTTGGTGCTCCACCGTGAGCGTCTTGGGAACGATGATGCCGTTGGCGAACGTAAACGACCGGTGCCCCGACGATGCGCCGGTGCCGCAGCCGTCGAATTTCTGTAGGAACGCCCGCGCGCCGAAGTTCGTCGCCCCCGTAATGCACAGGCCCGAGACGCCGACGGAGTCGAGAAAGCCTGGCAGATCATAGGTGGCGGCGCTTTGCAGCAGTTTCCGTCCGACCAGGGCCACGTGGGTCGGACTGACATTGCCCGCCGTGACTTCGGCCCGCATTTCCGTGGCCAAGTCGAGCGATTGCGACGTGACGTCCGCCAGGTAGACCGCCGCCCCGGCGCCGTCGGGATAGATGCCGAACGAGTGAATCTTGTACAAGGCCATGGATCAGGCTCCAGAGGGTGGGCGGGCAATGGCTTCCCGCAGCGAGCGGCGTCCGCGTTCGAGCAACACGGCCGTTTCCGCGGGGATCAGTTTGGTGATTTCGTCGCGCATGGAAATGCGGGACTTGCGATTGCGGTAATTGAACTTACTCGGCAAGACCACGCGGGCCTGCTTGCTCGAGGATCGCAGCCGAATGGGACCCAACGCCAGCATGCGACCTTCCCCGCTGTATACGAGCGGCAGATTGTGGCCCTTGTAGCGGATCTTGCGGCCGACGGTGGAGCGGCGAAACGCGCGGCCTTGCGGGTCGAGTCCCATGCCTTTGCGCTGCGCGTACCCATACCGGGCGTACGCGTCGGCCGTGAAGTGCAGGGGCAGAAACTGGTCGTGCCAGGCGCGGCCCATATCCTCAAGCGCGACTCGGGCGGCCGTTTGCAGTTGCCGCTTGCGAACGCCGAACTTTTTGAACTTATCGGGATCCAGGTTGAGCGACAATAGCGACATCACGCCACCCCCCACCAGATATGCAGGTAGTGGATCCAGCAGTCGCCGACGATCGCCTGGTCCTCGGCGTCCGTGCGGTACGGTCCGTCCTCCAACACCTCGCGGATCGTGAGGTAGCCCGCGTCCTGGGCGAGGTCGAGCAGTCCCGGCTGATTGGCGTCGCCGGTCTGCACCACGGATCCGATGAAGTTTTCAAACTCGCGCTCCACGGCGCCCGTATCGTCCTGATTCAACTCGGCGGGCGTCCAGTGAAACTCGATCATCAACAGTCCGCTGGCGCCGTAATGGCGTGGCGCCGCGATCTGCTTCCATTGCACGCCGCGTTCCGGCTTGGTGATCACCGCGAACGGCCGCAGGTCGTCGAGGGCCGCCAGGTCCTCGACCAGCGGCATGGTCTGGTAAATACGCTCCTTGGCCTGGTCGACCGACAGCGTCATACCGTCCCACGTGCGGACGGCGTGCGTGGTCGCCAACTGCGTCCGCAGCAAGTCCCGGACCAGGGAAATCGTGCCGGAGGCCGCGTCCATGGTCAGGCCCTCCGGGCGTCGAAGACTCGGCGGGCGCGTTCGAACACGTATGTGCCGACGAGCGGCGTGCGGGCCAGCGTTTCACCCGCGTAGACCCAGGGGCGCGTGTCGGCGTCCACCGACTCGTTCCGCCGCAATCGCGTGCCCACCAGGGGCGTTTCCCGCAGATAGCCGCCAGCGAATTCGGGATCGTGCGACAGCAGCACGCGGATCTTTTCCGCCGTATCGACGTCCCGCCGCGCGACGGGTTGGGCGCCAGGGCGTTTCGCCTTGTCGAGCCACTCGACCTTTACGACGATGGTTTGCTCCGCCAGGCCTGGCACCAGCACGTCCGCCTCCTCGGCGAACCTGTCGAGCGACAGGGCCGAGGTGGCGAGCACGTGTTGGCGGAGCGCGGCGAAGGTCATGAGGCGTTTCCCGGGAAAGTCGCGCGGGAGGCTCCCGCCGGCGTAACGAGTCAGGTTGACGCCGGCGGGACACCTTCCCAGGCATTGGATGAACAATCAGACCGGCAGCCGATACTCGATGATCACGCCGAGCAGTGAGACGGCCGGCACGCCCGTGCCGCTCGCCTTTTGCAGCTGCAGGAACGGCTGCAGGCCGCCCGTGTAGCCGGACATGTCAAAGGCCACGCTGTCGCACACGCGTCGCAGCACGCCATTGGCGTCGGTCGCGCGGAAGTGCAACTGCTTGCCCTTGCTGGTCGCGGGCGGACTGCGGCTGCTGATTCCCTCGGAGAAGTCGATGATCAGCGACTTGTGGGTCGTGGTTCCGAGCGAAATCCCCGTCGCCTTGTCGTCGACGTCGGTGACGTTGTCGTCCGACTCGCAGAGCAGCGCCGTGTTGGCGGTTGCCCCGCCGACGATCTTGAACCACGAGTTGTACGTGATCGCGTCGGGGTCGTCGTTTTGGTCTCCCGCCATGCCGATCACCAGCGTCTCGTTGGAGCCGAACGTGGCATTGGCCTTGAGAATGAATTCGGCGCTGATCAGATCGTCAATGTCGAACGACTTGATGTCGCCGAAATAGAACGTCAACACCTCGGCTTCGTTGGTGGCCGCCAACGTCGACTTGAGCCCGTCGACACCCGTGGCCATCGTCGGCGCGCCGGCCGCCGATGTGTCCTTTTTGATCCATTCGTCCGCCCCGGCGCTCGTGCCTGGAGTGTAGGACCCGTGGAAGAATCGTTTATACGTGTTTGTCCGCACGGACATGGTTCACCTCGTAATACTGAATTGAATGTTGGATCGAGCGGCGTGAATGGCGGGAACGTGAACGCCCGCCATTCTTGAATGCGGAGCGTTATGCTCCGTAGTTTTCCACGACCGTGCGGTACTGCTTGGCCGCGACACCGACGCGGATCTCCATTGCCACCCACTGCGTCTGGCAGCTCGGGTCCCACCAGGTCTCGCGACGGCCTCCGGGACCCCAGCCGCGGAAATAGCCGCGCACGATCGCCGGGGCGCGCGTCGGATCGGCGAAGCCCCACCACTTCGTGGAGCTAAAGGCCTGCAGCTCCGGCTCCTCGACCACCGTGGCCAGGCCACGATAGATGTTGATGTTGGCGTCGGTCGCTGGATTCTTCACTTCCGGGATCGCTCCAAAGGCGGCGAATGTCTGCAACGCCCCTTCATTCAGCGCGGGAGGCACCAGCGCGACCTTGAGCGGCTCGCGAATGTAGCCCTTGCCGCCCACGGGACGCTGGCCCTGGATCTTGAGCTTCATCTTCGTCCACTGCGCGGCCGACGGCGCGCCGCCCTGTCCGCTCACCACCTGGTTGCCGTGGTTGGTATCGTCGATGAGCTGGTAGCCGTCGAGGAGATACGCGTTGCCCGTCAACACGCCCAGACAGAGGTTGTTGACGGTCAGTTCCGCCGCCTCTCCCAGTCCGAGCATGGCCTCGACGAACGCGCCCAGGTCGTCATTGGCGACGAGCGCCGGGGTCCAACCGAACGCATTGCCGTAGCGACGCACCTGGATCGCCGACAGGATTTCCTCGGCGACCGCGAACTCCTGGTAATCCTTGCCGTCCGGCACCTCGTCGAGCACATAGGCCGACGACTTGGCGACGCTCGGCGCGCTCTTCATGTCCGGCAGGTCGCCCGCGGTGCGGCCCGTCCATTGCTGGTAGGTCGCGTTGGCGCGCCCCAGTCCATCGTCCAGCATCTTATTGGCGATCGAACTGAGAAGATTGGGAAACGACGCCGGCCGGTTGTAGGCCGTGCCTTCCTCGTTCAGGATGGCGTGGCCGCCGTTCATTTCCATCTCCAGCGCCCGCTTCGCCACGTCCTCCTGGCTTTCGAACGCCGGACGGCGATCGCCGAGGATCGCCAGCGACTCGCGCGCCAGGAACGACAGCGGCACACCCGCCTGGCCCCATCGCTTCGCGGTGGGGCTGGGCTTGTCGCATTTCAGCCCCAGGCGAATCGAGAGCGCGTCGGTGGCGTCCCGCAAAAACGCCGTCTGCCCGGACTCGGTCATTTCGTAGGTGTCCAGCGGACGCGCGATCGGCTTTTCGGCGGCCGCTTTGGCGGCGAACCAGCCGTTGACGATCTCGTCGAGCGACTTGTCGCTGTCGAGGGCGTTGTCGATCTGCTCCTGGGACACCTGCAGCACCTTGCCGCGTTCGCGGATCTGCTTGACGCGCTCCCGTTCCCGCCGCGCGCCTTCCTGCGCCCGCGCCTCGGCCTGTTCGCGGTCGTGCGCCGCCTGGACCGGATTCGCGCCCGCGCCGGCGACCGTGCCCGCCTGCAGGGGCGCTGCCACCGCAGCGATCGCGAGCACCTCCGTGCCGTTGAGCGCGGCGATGATTTTCGCCTCCTCGCTCGGCACGGCGCGATGCGTGGCGGAAAAGAAAGCGCCCAACGCCACCTGACACACGTCGTCGGCGACGTCAAGCGCGTTGATCAGGCCCCGCGCCCAGAGCGCGGCTTTGATCTTCGGATTCATGGTACTACTCCGCGTTTGACTCGCCGCGCTCGCACCGGCGGCAATGGTGGACTCGTGTTTGGTAAGGTTTGGTAGGGTCGCGCCGACCGCCGGCGTAACCGCTGGTCCATTGACTACTGGCGTATCCTCGGCCAGCAATGCCGGGGAGACGGCGCCGGCCGCGACAGTCGCCGCATTCAGGGACGGGCGGGAAGTGGCTTGGGAAGCGCCGCGCGGAAACATCGCCAGCACGTCGTCGATCGACTGCACGACGCCGTCGACCAGTCCGTGACTCACCGCTTCAGCTCCGACGAATGTGGAGCCCTGTCCAAATTGGCTGTCCACCGTTTCGAGGCTCACGCCCCGGTTTCGGGCCACGGCCGCTTCGAACTGTCGACCGTAGGCGCCGACCAGCCGCTGCAGTTCCGCGCGACCGGCATCACTCAGCGTTTCATAAGGGCTCGCGGCGGCTTTGTTGGCGCCATGTCGCACGACGGTGTAGGCCGTGTCCGTCGGCTTCCAGGCCTCATGGACGGTCATGGAGCCGATCGACCCGACGAGCGTGCTCGGCGTCACGAAGATTTTGTCAGCGGCGCTACCCACGTAATAGGCAGCCGAGGCGATCAGTCCCCGTGCGAACGTCAGAATCGGCTTGCGGCCCCGCGCGTCGTACACCTGCCGCGCCGCCTCGTCGTTGCCGATGGCGTCGCCACCGGGACTGTCGACCGACAGCAGAATTCCGCGAACCTTCGGATCGTCGAGGGCGGCCTGAAAGTTCGCCTGGAAGGCGCTCAGCGATGTCGCCAACCCGTAGCGCGTGTAGATGTCCTCCGAGCGGCGAATCGTGCCGACGATCGACAACACCGCGACGTCGCCAGCCATTTGCAGGCCCGGGTCTTCGTTGCGCCGGCCGAAGATCGCGGCCAAACTGGCTTCACTCACTTCTCCGAGCTCGATCGCCCCGCGCATTCCGGCTATCCACTGGTCGAGAGCCGCGGGCTCCACGTTCCAGACAGCGGTGCTCTGCAGCTGATGTAGGGCGCGGTGCAGTCGCGCGCGGTTCGAGTTTTTCACGGCGCGGCCTCCGTTGCCTGTGCCGGAACGTCGGCGGCACGCGTATTGGCGGTCACTTGACCGCCTTGCCCCTTGGAGAAATCGAGCACGACTCCGAGCATGTCGCAGACGTGATTTTCCAGCGCGATCTGCCGCAGTACTCGCACCCAGTGCAAACCCAGTTTGGCGCACTCGATCTTGAGAGTGGATAATCCCGACCGCAGGCGGCTGATTTTGGCGTTGGTTTCGCTTTCCGGATCCAACAAGTCCCTGCCAGGCCCCATCGATTCAAACCGCTGGTACCGCCGTTCGTTCGCCAGGAATTGCCGGGCCGTGACCGTCGACAGCAGACCGGCTCCGACCGCCAAGCGATTGAAGTCCCGGCGAATCGGCAGGGCCACCTGGCGCGCGAACCACCGTTGGATCGGCAGGATGTGCGCGTCCTCGTCCAACTTCGCGGCCCGCGTGCTCGAAAAGCTGGTCGACGCGTAGTCGCCCGTGAGCGTGTAGTAGCTGACGCCCGCGCCGGCCGCGGTGTAGCGATCGATCAAACGGAAAAACGATTCCGCATTAGCGCTCGGCCGCTTCGATTCGACCATTTCGACCGAGTCGTCGGGACCGATGACGGCGGCGACAGGAGACGATCCGAGCTTCAGGTCCTCATTGCCGAACTCGTCGACGTCGTCGAACGCGTCGATGATGCCCATACTGCCGCGCTGCGGATTTTTCTTCTTCCAGACCATGGCGAGGGAAGCGTTTTTAGCGGCGCTTTGCAGCTCGGCTCCCATGAATTTGTCGCGATCGATTTCGTTCTGTCCGATCGCGTGCAGCCAACTCACGCCCACGTTTTGGCTCGGGCGCTCCTGCCGGAAGACGTGTAGCACGCGATCGGCGGGCACCCGCGTCGAGCCGCGCGTCGTCAAGAACGCGTCGTCGGGATGCGCGTCGTAAATCCAGAAGGCCACCTCGCGTCCGTACAGGTCGAGCTCGATCCCGTTCACGACGCGATTGCCGTTCTCGCCGCCCACCTGGTCGCGCGTCGCGTCCAGCTGCTCGCGCTCGATCAACTGATACCGGAGCGGGATCTTGTCGCCGCTTGTTGGCACGAGGGATTTGACGAGCAGGGCGGCTCCGGTGCGCACGCACTCCGAAACAAAGAGGCGCTGGAGGTCCGGTCCGGACAGTTTCCCGGCGACGTCAACCTGCTTCGGGTCGTTCCAATACTCCTCGTAGTACTCGTCGGACTCGAGGGCGTACGCCAATCGCGAGTCGAGATCGTCCGGCGTCAGATCCGCCAGGTCAATCCAGGGCTCGAAGGGATCGGCGAGCGTCTGCAGCCCAGTCCCGACGATCAGGTCGGGAATCACCTCCACCAATCGGCGAATGTGAGAGTTATTGCGATCTTGGTCGCGCACCCGTCGATGCATCAGGTCCGACGAGTCATACGCGGCGGCGTCGCCGCTTCGGGCTGGCGGTTGGTAGTTGCGCGTCGCGCGATCCAGTTTTCCGAGACGATACGACGCCTGGCCGCCAATTTGTCGCTGCGCGGCGTTGAGGAAGTCGATCGTCCGCGCGCGCGTCACGGCGTCGCGTGTGGCGTGACTCCGATTGTGGCGCGAAAACAAACCCACCGAGCACCTCAGTTGAGCGGGCGAAACGTCGCACTGCCGCTATCCTCGGCGGCTAAATTCTCCAGCCGCTCGATGATTCCGAGCAGCTTGTCGGGTTCGGAGATGCGAACCTTGTGGCCGCCTTCGGACCATTCCACGGCGGCGTCGCCGCTCAGCAAGCGATTGAGCGCCTGCTTCGCGTTATCGAGCAACGTGGAATAATCGACGGCCATGGACGCAGTATATCACAGTCGCCAGCGTCCACACAGTCACGTTTTACAATCGTTGTAATCACCGGTCAGCGAAGTCCGGCGCCGGCTCGGACGTCCGCCTCGCCTGATCAGGCAAGAACGACGGCCGCGGCACGTAGACGAACCGGCCGCAATTTGGGCACGTCAACTTCAGCTGGCCTCCGAGCGAGGCCGCTCGATCGACCTCCATGAACCGCGGCGGCTCCAAACACGTTTCGCAGGCGCACGCGAGCGGCTTGGTCGGAACGACCGCCGTCGGCCGCGCCCGCTTCACACGCACGTCGCACCCAGGCACCTGGCACTTGTAGTGGGTGACTCCGCCTTGGGTGGACGCCGCCGTCATAAGACAATTGTGCGTCTCGCAGTACGGCCGCGAGCCGTCGCCTTGTCGCGACGGAGGCATAATTCCCGGCCCCACGGCGACGCGATCCCCCATGACATCCATGCCCATCGTCGCCGGCGTTTCCTGTCCGCCGACACTCGTTCCGTCCTGTCTCGACTTCGCCATTCCTCGCTCCTTGCTTATCGGTCCGCCAGGTCCTCGTGATGCTTGCTCTCCTGACGGCGGACCGGCGCCGAAGTGCGAGCCTGTTGATTGCGTTGCCGAGCCCATTCCTCCCACGGCCCAGGGTCCCAGCCCATGCTTCCGACCACCATTTCCGCGGCAAATTCCGCATACGCCTCGCAGTCAAAGAAGTCGACTGGAATCTGGTGCGAGCGCGGGCCCCACTCAATTTTCTTGCGGCCGCGTTTGTCGAGGATCACGCGGCGTTCCATGTTGCAGACTTGCTGCAGGTAGGATTTGCCCAGCGTGACGGCGTCGCTGGTGACGTGCCACGAGCCGGGCTTGCCGGCGGGCGCGAACAGCCGCTCGACGAGGTCCGGGTACAGCTCGGCCACGGCGAGCCGCCAGACCGGCATGCCGCCCTCGTACTCTTCACCGGTCCGCGCGTTTCTCTCGACGACGCTGCGTTGATACCGCACGCCGTTCAGGGCGCCGTCCCCCTTCACCGCCCGCACGCGTTCCGTGCCCTCCCCGACGACCCACGGCTCGGGTAGCGATCTCATCCACTGATGTACTGCCTTCGGGGAGTGACCCGAGTCGCAGCAGAGCAGTCGCACGGCGAGCGACGACACGCCGAGCAGCTTCGTCGCTCCACCTCCATGCACGGCGAATTGCTTGCCGAGCACCTCCTCGCCCGCGACACGCAAATCTCCGCGCACCAGAGCGCCGTCGGCGTCGTCCTCGGTACGTTCGACCCAACCCCAATCGACCAGCCAGCTGGTGCGGTGCGGTCCCCAGGCCCGAATCACGTACCGGCAGCCGGAGGCGTCTCCCTGGACGTCCATGCCGGCGGTGAGGAACCAGGCGTCCGCCGGCAGGCATCCGCGCGGGTGCGACGCCGCCAGGCGGGTCCCAACGTCGTACCACTGGGGAATCTTCTGCTTGGGTCGGTACGCCAGGCCGAGCGTGTTGCCCCACCAATCGCGGAGCTTGCCCTCTTCGACGGCTTCAACGTAGGACGCCGCGAGGTCGCCGAAGGACTGCGTCTCGGCGTGAATCGCCCACAAATGATAGCCCAGCGCCCGACGATCCGCGGGCGGCGACTCGGCCGACTGATCCGCGCCGAACAGCACCCAGCGGCCGGCGGTGATGAAGCGTTGCTTGTCGGCGTCCTCGATTCGACAGCCTTTTTCGCAAACATAGTGGGCGCCGGCGCGGGCCTTCTCCGTCGCCAGCAGCTCGCCGCCGGCGTACTTGAGACCGCCGATCCCACCGCGATCCACGTACGGGCCCGACGTGTGCGTGAAGAACCGCAGTTCCTGCTCGTGGTTGCAGTGCGGGCACTTGCAGTGCCACCGGTACCGGGCGCTCGCTTTGGCCTCCAGGGTCGAGATCGGCGAGGGGTGCTCCGTGGGCGACGACTCGTGGTAGTGGAGATCGCGGTGGAAGGCCTTGGTCCGCTGGTGGGCCTGGGCCACCGGATCACCCGCCCGCTTGTCGCCTTCGTAGACGTCGACCTCGGTGAGGAACACGCGGCGACAAGGACGACCGCGAAGACGTTGCCGGGCCTGCGACCAGGCCAAGTAGATCCGCATCGTGCCGAGGTCGCAGTACCGCCGATTCCAACGCCACGGCTTGGGAACGCGGATCCGCTGCGCGCCGCCGGCGGCGAGCGTGGCCGCGGCATTGGCATACAGCCTATCGCGAAACTCGATCGCCGAGGATTCGTCCGGCGCGACGATCATCGCCGGCGCCGGGTCGTGCTCGGCGCAATACAGCATTGCGGCGATCAGCGTGAGCGTCTTTCCGACCTGCGTCGAGGCCTTGACCGTGACGCTGCGGACCTCGGGGTCGACGATCGCCGCCAAGATGTCACGCCACCAGGGGCGGCCTGTCAAATCCAGCCGCGCCGAGCTACTTTCCACGGCGCGATCGAGTCTTAGGTGCTCGCGGCACCACCGGTCCGGCCTTGGTCGGCGCGCGGCGGCCCACGCGTCCCGAATGCGCGCCTGCAGGTTTTGCCGCGCTCGCTTTTGCACCTTCCGGCGCAGTTCGTCGACCGCCGTCGATTCCCTGGGGTGCGTCGTCGTCGCGATCATCGGGGTCCTCCGTGGCGAAGTCGGCCAGCGATTCGAGGACTTGCAGCACCTTGCGGCGCGCGATCCGCCGCGCCATCCTCCGCAGCTTGGGACGCGATGCGGGAATGGCTTCCGCCAACTGCTCGGGCAACTCCTCGAG